GCAGGCCGTTGCCTAGCCGATTGGCTTCCTGCGCGTAGTGAACGCCACATTTCGTTTCGGACGCTCGGGAGCGTGAGCCAAATTTTCAAGCGGCACTCGCTCGATAGGAATGTTCTGAATAGCCGGACCGGGCACGTTCAAACGTCCGGTAGGGCTAGGAGCGTCCATGTCCAACTTGCTACGCCAGCCAAGGAAGATTGCATGACGTGGTTTAACCTTGGCACCATGTGGAAAGTGTTTGTACTTCATGATGCGACCGTTGTAGGCCAGTGGGTTCGCTTGCAGTTCTTTCCACATCTTGCGTCGCTGGCGCATCGTGAATCCGACGCCGACCTCGAACTCGACTTTGCTCTTGCAATCACGTACTAGAAACCGGCCAAGCAAAGGCAGAGGCACCTTACCAGCTTTGGACAGGGACCTCTTCGTATGGCCGAGGGCGTTCTTGAACGCAGCATTGGCGTTGTGATAGAGGGGTAGAAAATCATAGACCTCGGCGTCTGCGTCAACAAACCTCTTCACCTTTAGCAGCCAGCCTTCCCGCTCTGTTGACCGGCCATGCTTGTACGGACCTTGCGGGTCCCGGACCATCACGCCCTCGCCGCCATGGGCTAGAACGTCTTTCTCGAAGGCCCGCAACTCAGCCACACAGAATACGAGGGTCTGGCGGACAGCTTTAACACTGAAAGACAACGGACCCATAGCAGTAACAGCATAGCAATAATCTTCGTACCGTTGCTCGAAAGGCTTGTCCTCTACCTTGTCGAATACGTAAAAGTCAACGTCTGCGCCACGGGAATCATGTTCACTCATGACGATGGAAAGCGTGAGGCAGTAGCAATCCTTTGCATTCGGGTCGCCGTAAATAAGCTCTCCGTCCAGACCCGGCTCTGCCCTGCGAAGTTTTTCCTGCACAAATTCGTTCGGAATCAGATTCATACTGCGACTCATAACAACCGAGGCAGTATTATCTTCCTTGTGAATAAACGCACGAATCCCGTCCAGCTTCACAGAGGCATAGACCGGGTAGCGTAACTTTTTCACATTGCTTGTCTGTGTTGCCAACATCACCTGCATACTTCCTCCCTATGCGGTCCGGCGGCCGTCACGAAGCCAGAAGGTGCGCCGGGCAATCTGTTTTTGCACTTCCGGGTCATTCTCTTTTAGGATGACTTGCAGCAGCTTTTCCGCAAACTCATCCTCTACAACTTTCACTGCGCGAACCCATTCAGTCAGCAGCATAACCGCTCCTCTCTTTCGCGTGCGTCATATGGTAGCCATGGCAAAGGTTGCAGGGATACACTCGGAAAATGATGCCGTGTTCCTTTCCTTGGCGCTCAGCGGCGCTCTCTGCTTCGTGGCGCGTCGAATACCGCATCTTACTTCGGCATGACTTCCACTGCAAATAGGCGCGTGATTTCATCCCTCTCCAACATTCGGGAAGAGTGATGGTCAACTTTCGACCCCGGCGCACATAAGCGCGTTTTTGAATGGCGTCCAGAGTCGCCCGCTCCAAATGGCCGTTCCATTGTTCCAGACCTTCCTTGCACATTTCCACGATTTCCCGGACCTCATCCTCGAGCGGCGCATCCTTGGAAGTGATGCCGAGGGCGTAAACGGCGTAGCCGAGGGCTTCGCCGCGTGATGCACACTTGGGCTGTGATTCTTTCCCGTACTGAATCAGAGTTTCGAGGGCGCAACGGGCCACGTCACGCGGATTGTAGGCCGGCCCTTTCCCATCGACCGCCGCGGGCAGCAATTCCCATTCTCTGCGGTAGTTCATGACCGCATCAATATGTTTGCAGGCCATTCCCAAACCTTGCAGCCGGGCGACCCAATGCGGGCAAGAGCAATGCCAGTTTCCTTGCCTGTCCATAGCCACGATGTAAGGCGGAAGGTCGGTGTTTCGGAAACTGTCAACCGAGTACCGCTCCATCCAACCCAATCGAATGCTCGAATTTAATTTTCTAATCATGGTGGTAGGGCCTCCCAGCCCTAGACTTTTTCATTCTAATAGAATAGCGCAAACGCATACGCTTGTCAAACAGAATTTCACTCTGCATGTAACAGACCTCGACGGATGGCCAAGTGGTCAAGGTCTGTAGCCCACATAGTGAAGCCTGCCATGGTTTTTCAAGAGCCACAACTTTCTCCCGTACCGGATACGCGCTTTCAGTGCCGTCCCGGGCCTTTACCAAAAGTAGGCTACGGAATTGACCGAATAGATTCCGCCAAAGGTTATACATTTGGCAACATCCGACCTTGTTGTAAAGTTTGTAACTTCGCAAAAAACAACCTTTCAGAAAATGCTTTTCAAGATTGGATTGTCAGAGTTTACAAACATTGGGCTTCCGTTCCTCGTTAATTAACTGCTAGTCCGCTCCGTTTTCACCAACAGCTTATAAGCGAACCAAAGCGGCTCTTGCGCTGCCAAAGTTTCCGCAACAGTTCGTGTATGAAGTATGATGCACTCAGCATTCAAATGGCCAAGGGCATTGAGAACGATGTTCTTCCCGCCTCTGGAAAGTAGATTGACCCATTCTTCCTTTTCTTTTTGATCTTCAAGAAAAGGGTTACGTGCCCATTCTTCAAATTGCTCAATTTCCTTTTTGAGCCTATCAAACTTCGATTCAATACTCATTTCATCCTCTTTTTCTGCGCAGTTCTAAGTAAATCAGGAACAATAATGCAATGACGGCGCAAAGTAGATTTTCCATCGTTTTCTCCCTTCGCAGAACACTCGACTGTGCCGAATGCTCTGCGAAGCCGGGGGAGTTAAGTTGTCCCCCGACTTCCTATTAAAATGTGAAAGAGAAAAAAGGTTAATTTTAATTCTTCATGGGCGCACCCCTTTCTTTTTTCTGTTAAAATTGTGTCTCAATTGGAGTAAAGTTTGTTAGCCGGGTGGAATCACCCCCTTTCTAGTTTGGTTACTCGTTCAACATGCAATCATGCAAATCGTAGTAATGCTCTTCAGCGCGAGCCATCACACGTTCTGCGCACGGATTGCAGTATGCGTCATCTTCCGACGTGTTGAAATCCTCGTACCACAGGCCGTCATAGAAATAACCAGCCACGATGCGGGTGTAGCAGTGCTGGCAGATGCGAGGCTCCTGAATCAGGATGCTGCAATAATCGCAATAGTCGCCGTTGTTCTGGCAGGTGCATCCATTCGGAAACATCTCGGCGGCCATGCCGGAGTTGTCCCACAGGGCCATTTCATCGCTGCCACAGTACGGGCAAACGAAGTACCACGCATCATCAAAGTCCTGAGTCTCAACGACGCCATGCAGCAACACATGCTTGGCATCGCGGTAAAAGAAAACGGTGTTGCACACTTTGCAGCGTGCGCTGCATTTGCACTCATTGTGATCGTGCAGGCCATGCTTGCAATTGCATTCAAGTTTACAAGGAACTGCATATAAACTTCTCATTAAGCTCTCCCGGCGCTAGCCGCCAATTGTTTGAATTGAAACGCACGTCCCTCTTGAACAGTGCGGGGCATATAGAATGCCTTGTTTTTCTGCGCTATTTCGTAGGAAGGAAACAACACCGTTCGATCTTGACCGGCTGGAATCCTTTCAACGAAAGGCTCCACATCGCTCAAGCTCACGTTCCGAAAATCCTTTGCAGTCAGATTAGGTTTCAACATGATGCCTCCTCGCGGGACCGGGCTTACAACCGGCCTGCCGCATTACAACACTCATAGACTAGGACACGCTAGCCGGTGTATGAATGCTGTGTTCTGCGTTACTTGCGAGGTTTTAAAAAGACGATGTACAATTCATAGAATGATAAACCTACAACTAATACTGTTAGCCATCCTTGAACTGTAATACAGTCATTAAAAAAATCATTGGTTGTAAACAAATGATGATGATAGCGCCACAACCATGTTTGTACCCAGTCTAAGAATGTTATGATTGTATTCTCGATTGGGAAAGTCTCGTGAAGCCAGTCCAAAAAGTTTATGATATAATTCATTGTACCCTCTCATGAAGAGCGTGGCCGGGCTTACAACCGGCCTGCCGCATTAAACCCGCACAGTATGCGGGTTCCGTCTGCGTTAATGGATATAATATGATACATTCTTAACTGTGTTTGACCAGCAAGCACGGCATGTATCACAACGTCCACCTTGATTGGGAGCCGGACATGCAAAGCCGATAGGAGCGGAATAACGCTGTACAGTAGAGGTTGTTAATTGAGTAAGGCCCTTTGGCTTGCAACCATGATCTATGATATAAGCTGACAACCGGATTGTCAGGTTAGTAGGGATTGTTCCACCCTCAGCAAGAAATTTTCTCACTACATTAAACTCCTTGGTGGGCATCCAATGCTGGCACCAAGGGGTTGCATTAACAAGAGAAATTATCTGCCGTAGATGTGCTACGCTCTGAAGATCGCCTGCATCATGCCATCTAAAGTACGACTTGCCTTTTAACATTGTAACCATAGCCTCTTGCCATTGTGGATGCTGAAGTGCTTTCAATTTGAAAGCACGAAAAGGATCAACATTTTTTGCAAAAGCTTTTGCATAGCCCTTCCTTGCATAGCAATGAGCGCAAGGCGAGTTAGGATTACTGCGGAGAGTTTTTCCCACATGGCAGGAATCACAGGGCAGTGTGTATGACCCGCACGGCAACTTATTGTTAACGTAAATCTTTCCTACAATCTTTTCAGCTTGTTTCTTAGTCATGTTCCTCCTAATTGCCGGGCTTACAACCGGCCTGCCGCATTACAACACTCATAGACTAGGACACGCTAGCCAGTGTATAGATACTGTGTTCTGCGAATGCTAATCCCACCAAAGACGAAGTTTTCCACCAATTATGTTGTATTCATCTTCCCCAAGCTCGTGTTCTTCAATAGAGTTTGGTTCGACATAAACACACACACTGTATTCGCGGGCAAGCAAAACGTCGCCTTTGATGCGTCCTAACAAGTCCGCTGTAAAGTTGTTATAGCCATCCGGGACAGCCTTTGCCATGATCTTAACTGCCACGTCGGACGGCACACTTTGAAATGCACGAAAATGAAGATTACGTGTTTCTTCAGTATATGCAGCAATTACTTCATCTGCCACAGTTTTGTACTTATTTGGTATCCTTGTAACCATGTATCACCTCCGCGTAGCCGGGCTTGTAACCGGCTTGCCGCATTATCGCACCCGCCATGAATTATACGCCTAGTAGTAGAGGCTAAGGTGCGTCACTCTGCGAACTCTATGACTTACTTAGTATATTTCTTCCCTGTCTCTGCAAATATTTCGCCTCTCAGGGTTGCTTCATCGAAACGTGGATACTGGCAGGGAAATGCTTTCGTTCTCCATGTATCCTTTGTTGTATCTGTTTTCATAAATCACCCTATGATACGTGGCCGGGCTTGTCACCGGCCTGCCGCATTAAGGCGGGGCATACCGCAACATCTTGTATGCCGGACTCCGCCTTGACTCTGCGCTATTTCCGAATCTCCAACAGCGTGCCATCGGGTCCAAATCGACCGCGATACAATCGTGGCCGGGCATAGGCTACCTCACTTTCACCACGATGCCGTTCTTCAATTCGGCCTGCGCATACCACGTATGCGCCGCAGGAGGATACGTTCCGCTATACGTTGGTGGTTGCGGCCGGGCTGCCCAATAGTGTGGACCTTCCAAGCAAGTCGTGCCTTCAGTTGGTTCGTTGCCACCAAATGGTCCGGGCTGATAGATGCGCACAGGACGCGCCAGTGCAGCTTCGGGGCCAACAGTAAGAGCAAACACCGGATCGGCGATTGCTTTCAAATGATCGTTCCAGTTTTTCACGGCTTCCTTGAGTTGCTTTTTCGTTTTGAAATTGATTGTAGTATACACGGGCCACCTCAGCGGTTTTAAATTGCCGGGCTTCGGACCGGCTAGCCGCATTAGACCCGCACAGTATGCGGGTGCCGTCTGCGATGTTCAAAGGCGCGATTGGAATTTCTAAGCTAATTATTGGTTCGAATTGCGCTCAATGTTCGCGTGATCTCACGCGCCTGTACGTTTTCCAACAACTTAACGGAAGCACTGACTATTCCAATCTCGCGCATGGTATTTTTTGCGCTAAATTTACTGCGCAGCATCATGTTAAGTCGTTGAATTTGCATCTTTTCTTCTGGACTAAGAACTGGTTTGTTTTTCATAAAGTCTCCGTTACTTCTTAGCGTTTCGCACGCCATGAATTGCAGCCGCCCGCCGTTGCAATTGTACCGGCTACTAAAGCAGAGATAATCACACCGTCATGTAAGTCGCTCGCAGCATTGGAGTTATGTGGTCATCGTCCCACCCGGACTGACTAGCTCCAATGCTCTGAGCGACCGACATTGGAAATATCGGCCACCCAAACTCTTTTATGCACGCATCTAAGGTGTTTTTCCTTAGCGGTAACTCAGGATGGCCTGTAGCGTTCCTTCCTCGTTTGTTCCCTTCCACTCTTGCCTACTCTATTCGGTTGTCTCTCCGAAATACACTCAGCAAGTCGTGGGGTTCAGTCTAACCAACGGAAGATTGCACCATCATGGTATTTGTTTTTCCGAGTTCTTTGGGTTCTCACTCCCGTCTTTCTCTTTCAATTGCCTGTGAGTTTTTCTTTCTGGCCTTGGTTGCTCGCCCTATCTCAGTTCAGGTATCACGGGGGTCGCTGCTTTCTCGTATTTCGTTCCTTAGCTAGCTTCCGCTCCCCGTTTTTCTTTGAAGGGCTTCTTCCTCCGCTTTCTTCCGCTGGCTTTCTCAAACACCCTTTACTACTGCATTCCGCCTGCCAATGTGTGCAATTATATGGGCAAGTCGTTGATATAGAAAGAAATATATTGTTTGCCGGTCGGCCAGCAGGAACGTAATCACATAAGGCCCCGGCCTGTGTGTGGGTTTCCCCTCACTGGAATGTTACCGTTCGGGTATATTTGTCCATATATTTGCATGGCGAGCCGGGAATGTTCCCGCTCGGGAGCCGGGGATTGTCAATGTAGGCCAGACGCTTTCTGTTACTGCCCTACTTAGTCTAGCCTCTCGGCTGTTTAAATTCAATAGGTTATCCTGTGGAAATGGGAGGCTAGGACAGCCTCTAATAGTGACCTTTTGTTTCCAATGCTATTTATTGAGTTAGGTATAATAACTATATTTGCTTTGTTTTGTTTAAGATAAAAAATAGTGCTTGACATTGGATTAAATCTGATGTAAACTAGCCTTTACGACGCCAAACGTAATGACCAAAGAGTATTACTAAGTCTTTGACTGTAACTCATAGTAATGACTGAGTTTAGCAACGAATTAACTCTGTCTTGCTACGTAAGTGACTGTGCCTGCTAGGTTTAACTATGTCAGACAGCATCATGCGTCGTTTTATACACTTACCACTATCCTATACTGATACGGTACAGGATACGAGCAGGATCTGGCTGAGTTCGGCGCTTGACCTGCCTATGCAATTGCAAACTCAGTCAACTCCGGCATTCCTGCGCCGGCCGGAACTAAGGGACCGAAAGACTTCTAACTTTGGCAGTCGGATTGCAGGTTAGTATGGTACTATGATGAAAAAGATGAAAAACACACAGATCGAATATAAAGAAACAGTTCAAAGAATCAAACAAGCGGGCCTTTACCATTTTCGGCCCCTTGCACCCCGGGAATTAGGCTCTCTAGAGTATATAGACCTACGAAACGACCCGCAATCCGTGAAGGTAGGCGACCGTGTTTATTGCACTGTCTCTGCTTGCTATGGATGGTCTACGGTTGTAGAAGTCAAGGGCCACGGTAATGGGCTGCGCGTCAAGACGGACTCTTTTAGAGGTTGGGGCTACGGGCACAACTTCACCCGTAAGCCCCCAGAGTATATGACTAAGGGATAACAAAGGTCCGCCGCGCGCTGGGGTTTAGCTATCCCGAAAGCGGCACGTTTGGATTCTAACTAGGGGGTGGGGCCTTCACCATTTTCGGCCCCTTGCCTGAGTAAGGGTGAAACCACCCAGTGTGGTCTTCTGCACAGTGTGAGGAATCGCTCACCTGAAGGAGTATAATGTCTAATAAACTAGTCAGTCTAAAGGAGATATTGTCCAGTCCGGCCTTGCGTCGCAAGATTATGATGCGGGCTATGCGTCGCGAGATTATGGTGCGGGCTATTGTTGCGACACAGGCTAGGGAGGGCATTGTAACTACGTTGGCTCAGGCTGAGGCAGCTTACGATAAAGTTCAATTACAATTGACTGCAAAGCCTTTCGACACACCGGCCTGTGAAGGCGACGGCTTTACCGAGAGACAAGCCACCATTACCTCCGAGGCAGCCAATGAGAAGCCAAGTATATAGTTTTGCTGGAGTTATCTGGCTCACGCTGCTGTCTAAATGGGAAGCCATGTTGTTTTTGGCTATCCTACATCGTCTGGCGACGCACAACGCACGCTAGGCCCCTCCACGCCTCACGGCGACCCCTTCTAATCGCTTTCCCCGCCAGTTTGCACAATGAGCAGCCGCCCCGGAAAAGCCGTAGTCTTCCAGTGAGAGACAGAGCCGGGGAGCGGAGTCATGCGTCGATTGCTCCGGCCATTCTACGCAAGCTAGCCAGCCTTTACAACGTCATGCGGAGTCAGGCGTAGCTATAGCGCCAGTATCATACATAAACCACGTCAGAACAACGTAATGCGTCGTATGGCGTCGTCGCCGGGCGTGCTTGACATTATTTGTCATAGTCATACTTCCTAGCCTAACGCCAGACGTAGCAGGGCTACATCGCTCCATTCAGCAGCGTAATTACATCATTTTACAGCGTTTACAACGTCTGGCGTCAGCGATGCACGCATCGCCGTCGTCGAACGGCGTCATGCGTCGTATGTCGTCGTCCGGCGACGTGGCCATCGCTTAGCCTACACACGCTCTATGTCTACGCTCACCGGCGGCGCAAGGCAACGCATGACGTTGTAAGTACCTCGTAATGCGTCGTTTACGCTGGCTAGACACTTTGTGTCACTGGCAACGTATGGCGTCGGGGCGGGCCCTACTTTGTGACACTTTGGGGCACCACCGGCGGGGATTCCTACCCCTATGACATTTTTGGTCAGTGCCGCCCGGCGGACTGCCATACTCATACTACGCAAGACGTAGCAAAAACGTTGTCCAACATGGGTCCCATCCATAGCAAAAATTACATCATGATATTCCCTAACGCAAAATCCCCCGACTGAGGGGGTTATGTCGAACGCTGTATACTTCGCCTGCGGAGCCAAGAACTGCACACTAAACCTGAGAGGTTTATCGAGCAGGAACACTTTAGGGGCCCCTTTCCCGGCGATCCCTGCCACGCAGAGCGACGCCGGACGTTGCAGCCTACGTCCATGGGTCCCATGCGCAGAAAAAACGAAGTACGGCGCTGTCCTAACGCCGGATGACTGCTTTGTCAACCTTAGACGGGGAGATTGTCAACTTATAGCTGATATAACAGACAGCCGTAGGAAATTGCACGAAATGACTGTTATGATGGGCATTCCTTCTCACTGGTAGGGGGGTTCCTTCTCCGGGGAGCCGAAGGGTGGGAGAATCTGCTTATTGTGTGCGGGTATAACAAACAGACCCGGCGCGGGCGCTTGTTTCAGCTTTTCAGCGTTTGGTGAAATTAAGTATTGACTCTTTTTCCGTTGTATGATAAGCTGGGGGAGTATATAAAATTGGGACTTATATACATGACTCCCTCACGTTGAAAACAAAGGAAATTTGGCAAGCGAATCACCTACAAGGAGTTGACCGCATGAACAAAAAATCTCAGGACTCAATATTTCATATCTCCTGCCCCCATTGTGGCGAAGCGTTATTGGCTCACTGCGATGGCTCCGAACTTGTTCTTGAAGTTCGCTATGAAGTTGAACGTCCCACGTCGGCCAAAGCCAATAAGCCGAAGAAAGCGACAAAGGGTTAAGCGATGAAAAAAGTTCCGCCTGTGTTGGACCGTATAACAGACGTTGTTCTAGCCTATCATCCGAAGCGAAAGGCAAAAACGAACAATCCGAAAAAGAGGAAAAATGCGACACGTCGTAGCTCTTAGTGGAGGGAAGGACAGCACAGCAATGGCCCTGCTTTTGGCCGAAGTTGAGCCGAGAGATTACACATACGTCTGCACTCCTACAGGCAACGAGCCTCCTGAAATGTTTGAGCACTGGCTTAACCTTGGTCGCATCCTCGGAAAGCCGCTCCTTCCCATAATTGGGGGAACGCTTGTTGGACTCATTGAAAAACAGATGGCTCTCCCGAACTGGTGGCAAAGGTGGTGTACTCGACTTCTCAAGATCGAACCTTACGCAGCTTGGCTCTCCAAACAAGGCGAATGTACATCTTACGTCGGGATTCGCGCCGACGAGCCTGACAGGGAAGGCGGGGATTACCTTGACATTCCTGGCGTGATTATGGACTTCCCTTTGAAGCGTTTGGGTTGTGGATTGAGGGAAGTCTTGGCTATCAATCAACGCCACGGAGTGACTATCCCCAAGAGAACGGATTGCGACCTCTGCTTCTTCCAAAGGCTTATCGAGTGGTGGGAATTTTGGAAGCGCAATCCGCTTGGATGGGCTGAAGGTGAGCGGCTCGAAAAGCTCACTGGTCACAGCTTCCGCTCGCCAGGAAGAGATACCTGGCCCGCTTCTGTGGAGGGACTGAGGCTGAGATTTGAGGCAGGCGACATTCCAAAGGACACAAGGCGCGACCCGCTCAATGAAATGAAGTGTCGCGTGTGTCGGTTGTAAAGCGAGCAAATCGGCCTTATGGATGCTAGTCTCAAGCACGGGAGTCATGTATATAAGTCCCATAAAATTCAAGGAGGCTGAAATGAAGAAGATTTTCAGATCACTTTTGTTGGGGGCTTTGTTGGCGTTCGAGACTACCGCCGTCATCATCGCCGCCGGGGGATACACCGCCACCAAGCAATTTACGCTGACCGTCGTGGCTCCGCTGGTTATTTCCAATGTTTCACCGTTGCCTGAGGCTGTAGCGGCTCAAACCTACTCCGTAACCTTCACTGCCAGCGGAGGGATTCCGCCTTACGTCTGGTCCGTTACTACCGGCTCTACACTGCCTGCTGGATTAACTCTTACTTCGGGCGGAGTTCTGAGTGGGATGCCGACTACTGCCGGGACCTATACGTTCTCAATTACTGTCACAGACGGCTCCAATCAGAAAGCACAGTTTAAAATCGTAGGCCAGTGATGAGATTATTTACAATAATCTTGTTGGCGTCGGTTTTGTTAATAGAGACATTAGGTGGGTCCGCAAAGATTCTGCCTAGTGTCTCTATCACTACTTCATCGCTGCCTGTCGCTGTAGAAAGCAAACCTTATAGATTTCAGTTAACTGCGACTGGCTGCCGTGGGCCGTGTGTGTGGAGAATCTCTGGACTGCCAAATGGACTTGTTGCAAGCTACTCGGGACTTATTCAAGGCACTCCAATAGTCTCAGGCAAATTCGTTGTAACGGTGTCAGTACGATGAAAAAGATACTCCTGCTTTTTTTACTGCTGTGCTTTCGGCCGTCTGTGGCTGCAACAACAACGGCGTCTTTTCAGCTAGTCGTTGTGCACAATGTGCAGTTGTCATGGACTCAGAGCAACAGCCCCAATCTCATAGGTTACAATGTCTATCGTGGTTTACAATCAGGAAAAGAAACCCTCTACTATAAGATAGGCGTCGGAGCAGGCTGGACGGATACGTATGTAGACAGCTACACAACGTACTTCTATTATCTTACCGCAGTTGATTCTTCCTCCCAAGAAAGCGTACCCTCCAATGAAACCTCTGCGACCGTGCCCGGACCTTAACCAGTGAAGATTCTTCTTGACACGCGGGGATGTATATAGTACACTGGAAGGTATGAATAGGGATGCGGCTAACACGCAAGCTGCTCAAGCCAAAAAAGCAAAGGCTACAGGTAAGACCGTCCTAACGATGAGGGAAAGGAATGCCCGTGAAGTAGACCGTTGGCCGCAATGGATGAAGGGCGGAGAAGGACGCAGCCCGGTTTCCAGTGATGTTCTTCCCGACCCTCCGCCGGAGGAGTTCGATTCCCCGTTGCAAGGGGCATTATGAATTTCTCTTTTTGTGAGACCATAACCGCCGTAGCCCTCGGGCACTGGCATATCCGCATCCTGACCGCTGGGTGTTGTAGCTTGCAAAGTATGCAGTGAGGAATATCTAAAACTTCAAAGGAGATCACAATGAACATCAATCTAAACGAGAATTTGAACGAGACGATCCGCCGGGGAAACCCTGCGGACTTCCGGGTCAGTCTAAGGGCGATTGCTTATCAGGGCGACACCTTGGGGTGGTGCGGAATACCGGACCGTTACGCCGTGGTGCGCAACGACAATGACATGGCCCTTTCAATCGTCTCCGACCGTTATACCGTGGTCGAGCATCAAGACATCTTGGACGCAGTGCAATCGGCCATCTTCAATCTCGGCATGAATCGCGTGCCTTCCGGCGTCTTTGTGGACAGAGGCGGAGCGCGGATGCGGGCCTTGTACAAGTTTCCCTATTTGTCGCGGGTCATCTGCCGGGCGCAGTCTGACGCCATCTGCCCCTGCATCAAGATCGAGAACACCTATGACGGGTCCTCGCGGGTGAGTGTACATATTGGTGCATTCCGCTTCGTTTGCACGAATCTGGCTGTAGGCGGAGGCGGAGTGTTCGCTGGCGGATTCATGTCGATTCACGTTGGCAAGATCGACGTGAAGGAAGTCGGCCAGCAGTTGCAGAATTACCTGAGCGGGTTTGAACAGATCGTCGAGACTTACCGGCGCTGGTTCAATCAATCCTTGCTTTTTTGGGATGATCTGGCGGGCTGCGATACACTGAGCCTCTCTCTTGACGCTGTACCGAAGAAACACAAAGAGGCTATCATCAAGCGCGTGCCGACGAAGGCCACGGTCTATGACGCATTCAACGCCGCCACGGACTACGCCACGCACCAATGCCGGACTGCCCGCGTAGCCTTCGAGCTTCTCAGCCGCATCAATAGCGGATTCCAAAAGACGTTTCCGGAGGCATCAAGGTTATAAATTGCCGGTTAGTTTGCCGGTTATTTGACCGCTTGTTTGTCAGACCTATCCATGTGTAACAGATAGGCTTAGTCGAAATGTTCCCGTGAAAATGTCCGGTTAAATGACCACTTGGTTTGCAGGTGAATTGGAGCGTGTGGCGGGACTCGAACCCGGCCTCTTCAGTTTGGAAGACTGAGGCACAACCTCTATACCACGCCCACTTACTTGTGGAGTTGCCAGCGAAGATACTTCAACTTGAGCATGACGAGGATCACACGCAAGTCGGTGAAGTCGATGCACACTTTTAGCCAGATCAAGCGGAGATAAAGACGAATACTTTCCATCAGTCACCTAGTCTTCCGGCGTCATCGTGATCGTTGCAACAAGTTATGGTCGGCTTCAGCGGCAAGGGCTGGCCTGTGCTGCCGGACGCTCGCGGTCGGGGCATACTATGGTGAGGAAACGTTCGAGGTTTTCAAAGCGTTCTCTGAGAGCTTCGAGAACCTGTGTCTGCTCTTTCGTTACTTCCGTGAATCCGAAATCTGACATACGATCCTCCGAAAATTGGTCAGGGCTGAGGGAGTCGAACCCCCGACCTCGTGGTCCCAAGCCACGCGCCATACCGCTTGGCTAAGCCCTGTTATTATACTGGATGAGAGCGCATCCTAAAGTACACAATTCCTACGACTGCACATGCACAGAAGAATGCTCCCAAACTTGCTCCTGCTAAAGCAATTACCACGGGTTCTCCTATCGCAGTAGTCTATCTAACTCTGCCAAGGTCAGCTTTTCAAGCGGCGACCCGGCGACCCGGCGCTGAGGTCAAGCCCGCGTCTGTCGGCCTCCCGCCTCTCTTTCCATCAACCTACAGATTACCATACCCTTCGGCGTATGTCAAGCCTTTTCTGTGGTGTGACTGCAAGCCTTTTGTGCTGTGCGGATGCAAGTCTTTCCTGTTCATTTTTCTCGGATGTTCACACATAATGAACGTTCATGGGTGCGTGAACGCCGGACGATGCATGAACACGCAAGAGCTTTGCAAGTCAGGTTTTGACGAAGTTAGCGTTGTCTGGCTTCGTAAGACTAAGTAAAGACAGTATGTTAGCTACCTACTGACTCATATATTACCTAGTCTGGTATTTCGCTTTGCGTCGTTAAAGGCCAGTTTACTCCTTTTTTAGCCCGTTGTCAAGCAAAAAGTGAAGGTGTGCCAAAGAAAAACTATATTTGCTTTAGATTCATGGGTATGCCCGGAAAACAGTAGGATAGGAACCCCGATTTATGGAATAATACATAGAGAGAAGAAACGAAAGTGGTTGTACACAAGGGAAGCAAGAGAATCAGGGAAACCAAGGTAATCAATTTCAGTTGCAGTTGAACGATCCCCAGCCTACTGTGCCGGGATGAGCAAGGGAGCCGCAGGCAGTGATGCTTTGCGGCTCTTTCGGTTTTTCATGGGCTTGTAGCTTAATCGGGAGAGCACCTGCCTTGCACGCAGGGGGTTGCAGGTTCGATGCCTGTCGGGTCCACCAATCTTGAGTAAAGGTGCGTATGCTTTGACACACGAGCAAAATGTACGGTATCAAGAAAAAGCGCGATACGCGGCTTTGTCTCACTACGGTCCAAACGGTGTAGCTAAATGTTCTTGGCCGGGATGTGAAATTTGTGATACCGATATGCTTGTAGTGGGCCATGGGAACGGTCAAGGAAAAGCAGACAGATTAAAACGTACTGGTCATTCTTTAGGTTGGAGACTGTGTGTGGCTTTACGAAGGGAAGGATACCCTTCTGGCTATCATACGATATGTGAAAATCACAACAGAAAAGAAGAGCGTGAAAGACTTAGAAAGTTTTGGATTGAAAAAAATTCAACTGCACAGTGTGCGTAGGAGAAGTCGTGGGAAGTTCATTTTGGAAGAAGGTCGATGAAATTCTCCTAGCTGTTGTGCTGTTAGTCGCCTGTGTCGTCGGCGTCAAGCTGTACTTCGTTCTGGACAACACCGATAAAGCAGTGTCACACCTTGACACAGTTGTTTCACAAGTTAGTACTACGGTCGCCGGTATTGCTAAAATCGAAGACACGGCGGCTGAGAGTCAGCGTCACATGCAAGCACAGACGCTTGAGGCTCTGAAGAATGCGAAGGAAACTCTTCACGGCCTGAATAAGACTGTGGCTACCCTCAACACGGATGTCATTCCGAGCCTGAATGCTAAGGCCGGGAAGGTCCTCGACACTAGCAATCAATTGCTAGCCGACACGAACAAGAACCTAGCGAAGTTGACGGACACAACTGCGAAGTCACTGGAAGAAACACAGACTCTCGTAGAGGCTACAACGAAGAGCGTTAAGACGGCCAATGATCTTTTGGGCGATCCTGTAATGATTGGGAACCTACGGCAGGCGTCGGTAGACTTGAAAACTTCGATGACGCATTTGCCTCCGATCATGTCCGATTTGGAAGCAGAACAGCACGATGTGCGCGGGTATGTTCATCATCTGACCCGCCCAGCATCGTCAGCGATGGTTGCCATCAACTTCACACTGAAACAGGTTGAGACAATCGGTGGTGCGGCACTTGGGGTATTATCGAAATGACGCCGCTTGAGTTTTTGCACAGCAAATGGTCCGACTTGATTATGTTGTTCATCCTCTTGATTGGGATAGCCATTTGCGTGTTTAACCCCGTCAACAAGGACATCGGACGGGATTTGTACACCGCAGGCATGTTGGGCTTCGGTGGAGGCCGGGTCATCCATCACTATACGAACGGTAATGGAAATGGCAACGGCAACGGGAACGGCACAGTGAGTTCTGAAGAGAATCCAAAAAAGGAGCAGTAAAACAATGGGTATCCTGAGTTCAGCGAAGTCGGTGTTCGAGAAAGTCGGAGCCGAAATTGAGAAGTTGTTTGGAGGGTCAGCGTCGGTCGAGCAGAAGGTGCAAGCCACCATTACTTTCGTGGCCCCTCTGGTCAATACGGTTGTGGTTTTGGCGGACCCAGCGATTGCGCCCACGGTCGCAAAGGTCATCTCCACGGTACAGGCGGACCTTGCGTTGGTGTCAACGGTTGTGCAGGGAGCGACTCCTGCGCCCGGCAGTTCTGCGGCTACCACAGCAACGACTGCTTTGAACAGCGTCAAGACGAACCTGTCTGAGTTGCTGACTGACTCCGGCGTGAAGAACTCTGCCAACTTCAGCAAGATCAGCGCGGCGGTCAATCTCATCATTGCCGAAGTTGAGGCAGTGTTGAGCGGCCTATCGGCGAAGAAGTAAGATCGCCTGTTAACCAGTTACCAAACGGTGAGCCTCTCTCAGATGGGCAGAGGCTCCCCAACTTTCCTTGGAGTGTGCGTTCGTGGCGAAGGAATTGACGTTTGGAAAAGATGCACGTAATAGGATGCTCATTGGCATCAATGCAGTAGCTAGGCTAGTCTCGGCTACTATTGGTCCTAAAGGTAGATGCATTGTAGTTGAGCGGGTTGTGACTAATCCTGCTACGAAAGAAGTTGTAAAGCTGTCACCAGTGACTACAAAAGATGGGGTGTCTGTTGCGAGAGCCATTTCACTTCCAAATGCTACAGAAAATTTAGGCTGTGATCTTATTCGAGAAGCAGCCCTTCGTACAGTGCAAGAGGCGGGTGATGGCACCACTGCCAGCGTCATACTTTCTCAGGCAATTATTTCTGAGGGGATGAAGGCGCTGGAAAAAGGAGCCAGTCCGGTTTTCCTACGGTCAGGGATTGACAAGGCTACTGCGAAGATAGTTCAACAACTCGCGCAGATGTCAACGCGCTATGACGGCATGGGTCTGGATGTAGCCCGCATCGCGGCGAATGGCGATGAAGAAGTTGCTAAGATTGTAACTGAAGCCTTACAAATGGCTGGTAAGAACGGCATCGTTAGCGTCGATAGTTCGCGCACAGACAAGACGCACATCGAGTTTTCTGCCGGGATGAGATTTGATTCCGGGTTTCGGCATCCTGATTTCATTACGGATTTTTCACGAAATGAGTGCGTTCTTGAAAATCCGTTTATACTCTTGCACGAGCGCCGCATTCAGAGCATTGGAAAGATAGAGCCTTTGCTCGCCGCAGTAGCTCAGGCAGGCCGTTCGATCCTCATTCTATCAGAGGAATTTGAATTGCCGGTAATGGCGCTGTTATTACAGAATCGCGCTGTGCTGCGCTCGTGCGTCGTAACAGCACCTTGGTATGGTGAGCGCCGGAGAGATTTTCTTTCTGACTTAGCAGCCTTTACAGGTGGCATTAGTATTGTAGAAGAACTTGGTCTTGATCTGTCTAAATGCGACTTGAGTGTCCTTGGACAGGCCGAGCGCGTCGTGGTGACGCGAACTAATACCACGATCATCAAGGGTAAGAGCAAGGGCAATGAGTTGGCGCAGCGAATCGAATCGCTTTCCAGCGCCATTGCTTCGACGGAGAATCCTTACGACAAGGAAATTCTGGCTGAGAGGTTAGCGAAGTTGGATGGAGGTGTGGCCGTTATTAAAATAGGCGCTCCAACGGAATCTGAGGCTAAGGAAAAAAGAGATAGAACGGAAGACGCCGTGTTGAGTGTGAAATGTGCTCAGGAAGACGGCACAGTTCCGGGAGGAGGAATTGCTCTTTTACGTTGTCAAGAGAGTGTAAATTTCTCGGGTGAAAAACTACACAATGAAGAGCTTGTTGGAATAGGCATTGTTTTTCATGCTCTTGAGGCTCCATTAAAGCAGATTTTGGAAAACGGCGGTTACAATGTCAAGGATACGATGAAGTGCCTTAAAGGGCGGGCAGATTCAATTGGCTTTGATGCTTTGTCTGGCGAAGTTGTTGACATGCGGGACAAAGGCATAATGGATGCTTCAAAGGTTGTCAAACAAGCACTTATCAATGCAGCTAGCCTTGCTGGCACATTTTTGACTGTGGCAGGAAGCATCGTTAATTTGGAGGCAAAGGGTGCGTAAAATTAACGATGGATTAACTTCTGGTCAAAGATGGCGTAAAAAATATCCAGAACGCTATCGTGAGTCGGCTAGATTAACAAATCGAAAACGTTGTAGAACAACTTATGGCCGTTATCAAACGCTGAAAGGCAGCGCTAAGCGTAATAACCTTGTTCTTACAATTGTTTACTAAGAATATATTATATTAGTTAATCAACCGTGTTATTATTGTGGAGGACAGCTTCCTGAGACGGGGTATGGTCTTGATCGTATCAATTCTGATATTGGTTATGTGCAGGGCAACCTTCGTCCTTGCTGTGCAAAATGTAACACCGCAAAAAATGACATGACGGAGACAGAGTTTAGAGAATGGTCTCTTCGATTGTTTAATCATTGGAGTAGCAAATGAGGGTTGGGCGTGATAAAGTTCTAGTTGTTAGGGAAGCACCTTCTTCAAAGACAAAATCAGGACTTTTCGATGTCCCGGACGCCGCACGGGAAAAACCAGATTTTGGAGAAGTAATTGCAGTTGGTGTGGATGTTTCTGACTGGGCTATTGGAGATAAGATAATCTTTCCGAAATGGTCAGGCTTCGCAACTAGCCTACCGGACGACGACCGTGATCTTCTGATTCTGTTTGCCACAGAGATTTGGGCGGCAGTGTAATGAAGAAGTTAACCGAGTTCACCACGGTTGTAGAGACGAAGGCTCCGCCGAAAGCATTTGTGGGGTTTCGTATTCTTGAAATACCGCTAGGTCAGGTGCGCGAAATAATCAAGACGCATCCGACGCCCGGCGCGGTTGCTCTATGTGATGCTCTGGCATTTGAGAGTGACTTGGTTGCGATTCAGGTGAATGAGTTCGATGGCGGTCTTAAGCCAGTGAAGAATCCTAATGGTTTTGGTTACAAAAAATTGACATCACATACTCCTCTGTCTTAAACAGAGTTAACCTAGGAGACGAAATGAAAGGCGTAAGACTGCTGACTCTTGTAATTGGATTGTTGTTTTCGACTTTACTTTGGGGGCAAAGCATATCAGAAAAAGACAAGGTGTATGTTAATCAGACACTATACCCAGCTACCGCATTGCTGTATTCACAAAATTCAGAAGGCGGCATGGAAATGCGGTGTACGGCCACTGCGATTGATGAATCTGACAAATCATATACATTTGTAACGGCGTCACACTGCGGTTGCCAAGAGGATACAACTAAGAACATTGTGACTCCAGAAAAAACTTTTTTCTTTGTTGCGCCTGACATTGCAGGTAACAAAATTTACCTGCGTGCGCAGCCTGTTGGGTGTGGATTTCGCCATCGTGGGGATGATTTTTTTCTGCTGTCAACAGACAAGACTATAAAATTTCCAATCATTCCACTTGGCCGTGATCCAAAAATGTTGAATGAGTTTATCAATGTGGGCGGGCCTCTTGGTTTAGGTAAGCAGGTGTTTCTTGGGTCAGTGAGCCAGCCTTCTGTGGACAGGCCGATTATTGATGGCGATATTAACTGGACAAACGCTGTGTTGTTACAAGAGTTTGGTATAAGCGGCGGCAGTTCCGGGTCGTCTGTAATTTGCCTTGAGCAACATGCAATATGCGCTTTTGTAGTGGGGAGCGTGGCTGAGACTACCATGATAGCAATGCCTGTAAGCCGCTTGATTAAGTTTAGAGAAGATTTGGCGGCTGGTAAGTATAAATGGTATGTTGCAAGCCCTGATGCTCCGGCAAAGATTACTATTGAGTCGGACAAAGGAACTCCTCCTAAAGAAAAGTAGGAAGATCGCGTGTATACAAAGACAGAGAACGCGAAAAGGCAACGAGTCTGGCAGTTAAAACGAAAGTTGAAACGACTCTTTGCTTGGGGATGGTTCATGGCTCAGTTAGGGTCTAAAAAGGGAACACGGTCAATCAAAACCGGACTGCGCAGGGTCATGCGCCACAAGGACTCTTCACCGCGAGATTTGAATCGTGCGGCGGAGTTGTTGCTATGGATTGAACTTTTGGAGACGGGTAAGACCTCGATAGTTCATGCCATAGAACTAAAGGTAGAGCCTCCTCAACCTATGAACCCAGTGCCAAGCCCGTTGGAAGGACCGGCGCAAGCAGACGATGCTGACCCTGAATTGAGGGAATTGCTTGAAAAAAGCAAGAGAGACAGATGATATGAAGCATGTCATTTTCTTGCTTACTCTTTTGGTCTGTTTTTTATTTCCAACAATTGCATTGGCCCCTCAGCAAAAAGATGCGCTGTCGAGCATTGAAGTGCGGCTGGCTGTTATCAGTCAGACGTTGGCGGACCACACGAGTAGGTTGGACAGAATTGAAACTGCGCAGAACGCGCATGTTTTCGTGAACACCCCGAACGGCGAGACGATGACCGCAGGCGCGGCTGTGGCGATTACTTCTATCAATGAGAAGCTGGAGCAGATTGCAGAAGACCGTGCTTTTAACCGGGACTTGTTGATTGCCATCATTGGCGCGACGGTAGCGGGCTTCATAGGGGTGTTTTTCCACGGTAACAGCATCAAACGAAGTCAGCGAGTGACGGCGGAAGAGGTCAAATCGCGGCTGGACACCGTGGATGCTGAGAGAGCAAAGAAGCTCGAAGAGATTTCTAAAGCGACCAATGGAACATTGTCGGAACTGTTGGACCGCTACGAGCAGACGCAAAAGCATATCCGCTTGTTGGAATTGGAAGCGATGAAACATTGTCCAATAGAAAAAGGTTCGGGGCGGCAAGATGAAACAACAAGTTAAGATTTTGTTCATTGTTAAGAAGCGTCTTGGGTCAGGCGGGAATGCAACTTATGGCTCTTCCGGCCTTTTATCTTCAGCAGGATTTTTGGTTGCTTGGCTGAGGTCTGCAGGCATTTCAGCGAAAGTAGTAGCGGTTACGGACAACAACGACATCGACCGAGAGGTTACGAAGTTTCGTCCAACTCACGTTATCATTGAGGCATTGTGGGTAGTTCCTAATAAGTTTGAGGTATTACGTTGGCTGCACCCAAATGTTAAATGGATTATTCGTTGCCATTCTAATATGCCATTTTTGGCGCATGAGGGAATTGCAATGGATTGGCTAGTTAGGTATGCTGAAAAACCTAATGTTTGGGTAGCGTTTAACTCCGAACGTACTATGTTAGGTATGAAGCGTGTTCTTCCAGAAGGCAAGGCTTTGTATTTGCCGAACGACTATCCGATTGAAAATTGGCGAAGGATAAAGAAAAGGCCGTTTGACGATGTATTGAACATCGGTTGCTTCGGATCAATTAGGCCGATGAAAAATCATCTTTCACAAGCATTGGCTGCGATATACTATGCGCGTGAGAAAGGAAAGTTTCTTAGGTTTCATATCAACCTGCGCGCTGAACAGGGTGGGGAAGAAGTTCTTAAAAATCTGCGGGCGTTGTTTGCTAAGTCTAAAGCGCGGGCAGAGTTGATAGGACATCCATGGATGCCTCGTGAGGACTTCCTTCAAGTTGTAAATCAGATGGACCTTTCTTTGCAGGTTTCAATGAGTGAGACATTCAACATCGTTGCGGCTGATGCAACTGCCTGCGGGGTGCCTATGGTAGTTTCCAGAGAGATTGAATGGGCGTGCCCTTCGATTATGGCTTGCTGTGGGAAAGTTTCTGACATCGTTAACAAGATCAAGAAATCTCTTGGAAGATGGCAGAAAGTGTACATTCTGTGGAGTAGGAAAAGTCTTCGTAATCAGGTTAGAGAAAACCGCCTTTATTGGCTTTCTCTTCCTTGAAGTTCTCAGACGACATGCCGGACGATCTTGTTACCCGGTGGTCTGAGTTTTGGTTTCGCTGTTCGACGGAGTTTAGCATGCCGGTTTCTACCTTGGTTCCTTGCATTCTTACAAGCGTGAAGGATGTTGGGTTGGAAGTTTTTCTTCCGGCAAGTAAGGAATTTGTTTCTGTGGATTCAGGAGATTATCTGCCCACCTCAAACGAATTGTTCGCCCTTGCTTGTTCGTTTAGCGAGCTTGCTGAAGAAGAAGGTGCGCCGGACAACCTTATCTTGAAGACAGCCAGTGACGGGGAAGGCGGAACTATCATCTATTATTGGGATGGTACTGCGTGGGTCAACATTGAGGAAGAGATCGGCCAGTAAGTTCGGAGTAAACCATGCCTGCAAGTGAGATATTGAAATTATTTCGGCAACATAAGTTGCATTCGGGGTCTCATGAAGGGCCTATTGTGAAGAGTGAGGCGCAGGCAAGGGCTATTCAGATTTCGTATGCGCGTGCCGAAGGGCATAAAATTCCATACCCTAAAGGCGAGCGTCCGAGAGGTAAGTTCGGGACAATGAAAAAGAGGTAAACGATTATGGCAGACGTAGCAGAAGCCCTTGGAAAGGGCAAAGCAACGAAACCGAAAGTGCATACTATGCACATTCACGCCAAGAAAGGTGGGTATCACGTCCATCACTTCCACCAACCGCATCAGGAAGGTATGAAGCCGGACGCAACCCACGTGGTGCCACATGGACCGGCGGGCGAGGGCGACCTCGACAACCTGCACGCGCATCTTGAGCATCACCTTGGCGCACCGAACGCGGGTGAGTCTGAATTGGCTCCCGGCGTTGTACCAGAAGCCCCGGCTGAAGGTGCAGCACCTCCGGCTATGGCAAATCTCGCACCCTCAGTGCCTCCAGCACCGGCTGCGTAAAAGAACTGTTGTGAGATAGAAAATTCATTCTCACTACGGGTCTAGGAGTATAATGCCAAGTAAGAATCCAGAAGTTATACGTAGGTATCGTCAAAGCCCACGGGGTTTAGAATTGCATAGACTTCGTGAGGCTAAAAGACGCAGACTTGATCCTGAAAGAACTAAAAGAATTAACAGGAAATGTAATTTTAAGTGTAAATTGATAGTACTTACGCATTATGGAAAAGATGGCATTATGCAATGTTGTTGGCCAGATTGCAATGTTATTGACCCCGATATGTTGTCAATAGATCATATTGCAAATGATGGTGCTGAACGAAGACGTAATGGAGAGCCAAGCGGAAATGGATTTTATTCTTGGATTAGAAGTATGGGATTTCCCGGTGGACTTCAGACGCTTTGTTTTAATCATCAAATGAAAAAAAGGATTGAAAGTTTAAGGAGCAATTATGGCAGAGAAATATTCACCTGCTGAAAGGCATTCTTTTGCACGTGCATTAGGACATATTCACCACGGAGCCTTACACAGACACCTCGGCATCCCCGAGGGCGAGGCTATTCCAGAATCAAAAAAGGAAGAGGCTGCAAACTCTGAAAATAAACATGTAGCTGCCATGGGCAGGCTCGCATTAGCGATGAGTCATTGGCATCGGCATCATGGGGCTAAGAAGTAAGTTTGTAAGGAAGCATCGTTCTTAACTCGTCTGAGCTAGGAATGTAGGCTGAAAGTGTAGTTAGGGTTTAAGAGGTATTCACATGGCAGCAACAATCACAGGAGTTCCGAACGACAAGTGTGAGAGCAAGGGTTACATTTTCACAAGCGTCAAGGATACCGGCTTGGAAGTCTATAGCGGTAGTTCTTATGGAGCGGCGACTCCTATCGACAGTTACGCGAAAGTCGAACAGGTTCTTGGAGAGTTGCACGCTAATAGCGATAGCACAGTCCGAATCTTTACTTCTGTAAATGACGGTTATGGAAACGCTACTACAAAGCAGTACGTTGCTGGCGAGGCAACTACTCGGGCAACTCTTGCGGCAATTGCGTAAGCGCCGGGCTTGGACGGGATAGGTTATGACTGAATCGGAACGCAACGAACTTCGTAGGCGGTATCAGACCAATCTATGGCTGATGGCCACGGAGTTGTGCGACGTACCGTTGCGGCCTATCCATCGTGAGATTTGCGAGTTCTTCATTCAGAAGGACCCGGACAAGCCTATCGAGCAACAGTCCACGATTCGAGAACGTCTGTTGCTGTTTCCGCGCCATGGCTGGAAGACGACGATTGACGCGCTGGACGCCGTTAATTGGATCATTAACTTCCCTCTTGTACGGGTTGCGATTCAGACTGGCGATTCTGATCTTGCAAAAGCCATTGTAGGGACGATTAAAAGTTATTTCACTGTGTCGGGCTGGGATGGAGAGCGTGATGCTCGTGGAGAGCCTATTTGGAATGATAAGGCTCATCCAACGATGTTTCAACGGCTGTTCACAGAGCACTGCGTCTGTGAGAACGATAAGGGCGCAGAAGATTACTTCATCACTCCGGCGCGAAAGAATCCGAAGTGGAACAAGACTGGTCGGCATATCCCAGACCCTACGGTGTATGCGATCTCGATTGAATCGGCTACTTCTGGATGGAGATGCGATGTCTTAAAGAATGATGACATCCTCACTGACCAGAACATTCGTAGCTCGCAGCGTGTGGTGGTTATTCACCGCCGGTTCAACATGAGTCACAAATTGCTGCCGAAGTGGGGCTACCGCGACACAATCGGAACGCGGTACGAGAACGATGACACCTACGGCAAGTTGATGTTCGTTTGGGGCATCGGTCAGGAAGTTGTCTACGGAAACTTCAAGGACGAAGTGAAGGGCTTCCATTACCTGTGCCGACCGGCATGGTGGTTGAAAGGGACCGGGCCAGACGGTGTTGGAGAATTGCAGTGCAAGTACTTTGCTCCGACTTTGGATAGTCGGGAGGAAGATTGCGAGTATCTTGACACAGAGATTTGGGACTTCAAGTTTTTGCACGACGATATGTTGATGGACCCGAAGGTCCACTCTGGTCAGTACTTAAACAACCCAACCTTGGCCGGGGAAGTGGATTTTACCCGCGAAGGGCTTCTGAAATGCTTCATTGATTGGACTCAGATGCCAGTGTATGCCAAGACGTTTGCGATTGCAGACCTAGCCTACTCCGACAAACGCGGGCGCGACTTTACAGTCATTGCCATCGGAGCATGGCATAACGAAGCTCTGTGGATTAAAGACATCATTCGTGGTAGGTTTCGACCAGAGGAAATGCCAGAGAGCATCGTGAGTGCCATCCGCGATTACCCGGAAGTTCAACTCATGGGGATAGAGGAGTCAGTTGGGGCACGATGGTTGAAGACCGACATCTACGCCTCAGCCGAGCGGCAAGGAATCAAACTACCGCAGATCGTTTGGATTCCACTCGGGCAAGGCGAGAAGAACGCAAAAGAAAACAGGATTAAAGGACTTGTTCCGTTGTACAAAAATCACCGTCTGTTCTTTGCAAGCAACATGCAGACGGAGGTGGAAGAGGTCATTCGAGAGTTCATTTCGTCTCGCGGAAAGCGAGACATCCCCGACGCTATTTCGCGCTTCGTAGAATATGCCCATCAAGGAAGTCGGACGGAGGATAAGAAAGAGGCGATTGATCGTCGGCGTGAGGCTAGGGAGCGGACGCAGTTTGACATGATCTTTGGTCAAGGTGCGTATGCTTACGTTGAGCCGCCTGCACCGGTTGTTGAGGCCGAGCCGGAAGACGAGATTGAGTACGATGAAGTGACCGGTCTTCCGATTGGAGATTTCTATGGCAGTCAGAGATACTGAGGGGAGGCTGTATGGTTGCTCTTTTTGTAGCATTTATGTTCTTATTCTTCGTATTGCTTGATGCCATAACATTGAAGGTCAAAGCTTATAAAAAACTGAAAGCAGGGGATGAAATATGTGATGTGAGATTCGTTCCTGAATTGGGCTTTGTCATGGCAGACGGTGGTAAGCCGTGTGAGAAGAAGAAATAATAAAGAATGTTTTTGTGTTTTGCCCCGATTACCTTTAGTGGCAGGGGCTTATCCCGAAGCCGATTGGGTTAATAGCGGCGAATGTGGGGCTAGATTGCCCTAACAATTTAGCCTCATATATTCTCTTTAGGGAGGGAATATGAAACTTTGTACGAAGTGTGGAAAGCCGGGGAAATTTTGTCATCGTAAAGGAACGCGAGACGGCCTAGAGTATCAGTGCTTGGTTTGTGCGAATGAACGAAAGAAGAAGTTTCGTAAATTGCATAGACAAGAAACGAACCAATATCTTTATGATTATAAATTAAGAATTAAGATAGAGGTTTTGACGAAGTACGGAAAAGAGCAACAGCTTTGTTGCTGTTGGCCTGAGTGTGGTATAACTGACGTTGATTTACTCACTCTTGACCATATAGACGACGATGGTGCCGAACAACGGCGTCTTGGGGAGCGAACGGGTAAGGCTCTTTATCTTGAATTAAGAGTAGGCGGTTATCCAGAAGGTTACCAGACACTTTGTTGGAATCATCAATGGAAGAAAAGACTTGAACATTTGCGAAGAATGGCCGGGAGATTGTAATGGCTATAATTAAAGATCAAGCTCCGAATGCACCAGCCCAAGTCTCAGTAAAGAAAGTTAGCAGTAGCGGAGAATGTGATAACGAGACAGCTCTTGCAATAGTGCTTAAAGATATTCGGAATGATGAAGCCTACGTTTCGGAGAAGATGTGGAGTTTGCGTTGGAGGGAGATTGACGCTTTATACCAAAGTCCCAGACCAATTTCGATGTGGGAGGGCACCTCGACTCAAGAGGCCAATGTACAGTCGTTCTTGGTTGCCAAACATACTAATAGCATAGTTCCAGCCGTAATGAATGGTATATTCTTTCAATCGCCATTCTTTCTTTTGAAAACAACTGCTGGTACTACGGAAGAAGTGATTCGTCAGAAAACCACGATCTTCTCCGCGATGTTTCGCGAGATGGAGTTTGAGGAAGCGTGTTGGGACGGTTGGTTCTACACAGTGCTGTTTGGCACTGCTGTTTATAAGTGGGGAACTAAGGTTTACCAAAAAGAACGTCCACAATATCGACGCCGGGGCGATACAGCTAAAGTTCCTATCGGTGGACGGTTGGGATTCGATCAAAACATTGAGACTGTGGATTATTCTGAGATTGGCGTGAAAGACAATGTTCAAGATTACTGGTGCCCGTATCTTGAGCATATTCCTAATGAAGAGGTGTTGGTTGATTGCACTCTGACAAAACCGGACATCCGAAAAGCGAAGCATGTGTCTCATATTCGATACATGACTGGCTACGAGTTGATCGAACTGTGCAAGGAACACCAAGTTGAAAACGCCAAGGGCGAAGTTACTGGCATGGAAGAAGGATGGTTCATTCCAAGCGAAGCAGAAATTCGCTCATGGTTTGAAGAACCAAAAGAACCTGTAGAAGCCCCGACCGCTCCACTTGCGAATATGGGAGCGGGAGCAATACTAACTCATGCACGCGAGGAACAGGTAGTTCAAAAAGGCGACCCACTTGAAAACGTGTTGCGGGTTATCGAGCATACGACTTCAAAGCGCATCACCATGGTCGTGCAAGATAAGATGGTTGTGCGTAATAGCAAGAACCCATGGGGTCGCATCAATTATCTTTCATCGCACTGGTGGAAAATTCCACGCTCGTTTTGGTCAATGGGCATCGGCCACTTAGCCGGGCAAGAACAGCGTGTTGACCAAGGCACGCGAAATGCCGCTTTGAATCTGCTTTCGATGGCGGTCAATCCGCCGATGCTTCGCGCATCGACGCAGAACCAGCCGGGTCAGAATATCAGGTTGCGGCGCGGTGCGGTCATTACAGTTGAAGGGGACGACGTTCGCAAGGGGTTCGGCATTATGGAGATGCCGAAGATTCCGGCGGAGTTGTGGCCGGTACTTCAGAATGCTAACCAATCGGCAGAAGAGGCAACAGGAGCGGATCAGAGGCTTTCTCAAGGAAACACTGGTGGTGCTGGTACTAGCATGGGCCGTACTGCTAGTGGTGCTATTCAGCTTGCTTCTGCTCAGTCAAACCGACTGCAAGGTCCGATCAGCAGATTCGTTAAGACTGTGCTTGAACCATACATCTATCTTCTTGACGAACTGATTAACGAAGAGATGCCCGAGAGGCAGATGAAAGAAATCTTGGGCGATGAGATGGGAGCGGACTACAAGAAAACGTGGGACCTCGCAAAGTATCTCAACGGTCGTACAAAGTTTGAAATTCTTGCTGCGCAACACATTGCTGCTAAGAAGGGGATGGCACAGATGCTTCCTTTGCTTAGTCAGATATTTGAAAATCAGCAATTGCTTGCTCAGCTTAATAAGACTGGCTGGACGATTGACGCGCTTGAGTTGGTTTCGATGTTCATGGAAATCAGCGAATGGTCTAACCGCAAAGACTTGGTGCGTAAGATGACACCACAAGAAATTCAATTCCAGATGGGTATGGCTCAGGCTGAGAAGGGCCAGATGGCGAAGGTCCATGGTCAGATGGCTATTGACCAGAATCGTGGTAAGATTCAGTCTGACATCAATAGCGAGAAGAACGACGCTAGGGCAACAGAGATCGTACTACGGCGTGCAATGGAAAGTGCGTTGCAGCCTGAAATGCTCACCGGAGCGGCAGGCGGAGGATTTGGCACTGAAGAAGCCACCGGGATGTAAAAGGTTGTGTCATGGGAAAAAGGTGGGAGAAATTTAAAGAAATAGTAGACGGCGCTGTGAAGGGCATGACGATGGCGGCTGGCATTCCTGCGGAAGACGAGCCAGAGCAACTTGAGCCTATGCGGTCGTGGAAGATGGAGATGTTGAATGACCGCCAGCGTCAAGATTTAGAGGAAGTTGTCAATCTTCCGGGATACGAAGTTCTTCGTGATCTTTACGAATGTGCTTTGGAAGGTTTCATTACAAACCTCGTCGAGACCTCTCCCGAAGATTGGGAGAAGGTGCGTGAGCGTCATCGGCTTGTTCATGCTGCATACTTATTTAACAAGAGCGTGGAAAAGCAAGTCGCTGTTTACATGAAGATGGCCGAGGCTGAGAACGAAGAATTGCGGGTTATGAAAACTGCATTGGCGCAGCCTGTTGGAGACCCTTTACAGAATATCAAAGTTCTTAACAAAGTACTTAACCCAATTCATCAAGAAGAAGCCCCTCCTCCGTCAGAAAAAACACGGCTGAGGGCGACGAAGAGCATCTTACCGACTCCCATGGATGAAATGCTTAGTGGAGAATAACATGAATTACGGAAAGCCAGTTGACGAATTAGTGAAAGAAAACGCGACGAAGGAAGCGCCGTTAGAGTTTGACGGAGACTGCGCACCTGTGCGGCATGTGGCTGCGAACGTTAGTGGGGTGCAAGCAACCCCGCCAATTGACCGAAAAAAGAATTACGAATTGAACTACCGATGCTCTAAACCGGGCGGAGGTTGTGAGGCGTAAGAGAGCTAGTAATATCGCTGACGAATAGGTCGGCGTAAATTCATTAGGGCAGAATGGCCCGAAGGAAGTGACTTATGGCAGAACCCGGTCAAGGCAGTCCAATGGACCGCATGACTTCTGAAAGGAACGTTGAACAGGCAGCGCCTTCCAAGGTTCCAGCAGCACCACTATCAAGTGTGGTTGCTCAAGATTTGGAAGATAGACGGAGAAAAAGACAAGCGATGATAGATCATCAACCATTCATTGGCAATGAAAAAGGTGATGATTTTATTCCAGACCCAAGTGCTCCTACGCTTGAGCCGATTAAGCCGACGCGGGAAGTTGTGCGTGTTGATCCGATGGCTGTAATGGAGGGCCAAGAACCGGCACCTCCGGCGGAGACTCCCGCACCTGTGCCCGTAGAACCAGCGCCAGTACCGGCTCCGGCCCCTGTGCCAGCACCTTTGCCTCCACCCCCGGCTCCGAAAGAAGTCGTGGTTGTTGAAGAGTGGCAGGCGACGGACGAAGCTGGCAAGCCAGTGGGACCGCCAAGCAAGGTGTTTGGAAAAGGACCTACTGAGGCGGCAGCGTACAAGGACCTTGCCGAACGGTTGAAGCAGTTGAACATCATTGCGGCGCGGAAGATCAAAGAATACCGCGACAAGTACCGCAGTTACGATCAAGAGTCGCAGAAGCTTACTTTCGAGCCTGCTGCGTTGACCACCGAGGACAAGGTTCGTATCGCTCGCTTGATCTCGGACCCGGAAACAATCGTCGAAGGATATGCTGAATTGTACAGGTTGCAATTCGGCGAAACCGTCGAACAGACGCGATCACGCCTCGCCCGCGAGCAGGATGCGATTTGGGCTGCGCGTGCTACGCAAGAGACGAACAAATTTTTGGCTGAACATACTGACTTTCCAGTCAGTCCTTCAGCGAAGCAATTGATGATGGACGAGATCACGAAAAGGAAAGATGCGGAGCAGGCTGAAGGAAAGTCGTTCGGCTGGACCGCACACAATCTCGCTATTATCTACGACGATCTTGTCGAGCGTGGTGTTATCGTTCCGCGCTCAATCGGTAACGAAGTTGTTACCACAACAGAATCAAAAAGCATTTCAGAGCCGACACCCGGTGCCCCAATAGTCACTGAGCCTCGGGCCTCTCAGGAGCCAGTGGTCGCGCCTCCGGCACCACCAGCGCCTCCTGCATCTGCCCCGCCCGTTGCCAATACAACGGAGTCGCAAGAGAACCTCAGACCGAGGGGAACTAAATTCGCTGTTCTCTCTACCCAACATGGTTCGGGAACCCCGCCGGTTGGTCAGAGTGACGACGATGCGTTCCTAAAGGAAGTAAACGAGATGCCGCTTGAGGTTATGAAACGGCGAATCCGAAGTGATCGTTACTTCGCGGATCGTTTGAACAAGATCAACCTCAGACGCACTTCGTAAACCACGAAAAACGTGGTTTGAGAGAACATCACCATGGGTTATTCACCCACTTCCGGTCTGGTAAGCAATTTGCCACAAGCGCAAGCGACTTACTTTGACCGGGACTTTATTCAGAACTTGAAGCAATTGACCCCGTTCTACCGTTGCGTCGAGCGCCGGGAATTGCCTCCACAGTCTGGTCAAAACCACCGGCTGTACATGTACGCTCCGGGATTGGGAGTTGCTTTCACGACTTCTACAGCCTCGGAAGGTACTGTGACTTCCGGCAAGGCTCCGGCTGTGTCAACTGACAGCGCCGTGATCGGGCAGTACGCCGATTACGTCAACGTGTCAGACTACGCTCTTGAGACCGCAATCGACCCTTGCGTTGAGAACTTGGAACGCGAGATGGCTTACCGATTGGCCGGTACCATCAGCACATTGGTCCGCAATGTCGCGGACGGCGCGAGCGCCATCGACAGCACTGTGTATCAGCCAAAGGCTTCGGGATCGCCTCTACAGCGTACCGACCTGACAGCGATTACGCAAGAACTGCGTCAACGCTCCGTGTTGCCTTTTGATAAGGCAGCGAACCGCTTCGTGGGAGTCATCACTCCGCTAGCGATTGGGGATACCTTGAACGACGCCTCAGCGCAAGGATTGGTTGACATCTACAAGCACACCACTGAAGGGCTGGACCGCCTGTTGGAACTGCCCGGCGGAGACGGCAAGGACCATGTTGTGCCCGTGCTTGAGTTTGGCGGAATGCGATTCTACGAGTCGCCTCTCGTCAAGCAAACAGCGGACTACGCCTCTGGCGCTTTGACCGCGTACCGTACGTACCTTTTCGGCCATCAAGCTATCGTCGGGATCAGCTTGGGCGTTAAGGAAAACGCTCAGATCGGCGAAGGCGATTGGTCCAACATGAAGATTTGGATCATGAAGCCGACAGAGCCTACGGTCGGGGACCCGACCCGCGTGATCGGTGGGTGGACTTCCTATAACGTCAAGGTTGTGTTTACTTTGCCTCCTGACACTACGGGTCGTCTGCGATTCATCGACGCGACTTCTTCATTGAGCTAAACTCACCAGCTCAAAATCTTGGAATAAACGAATGGCCATTCGTGAGTTCCCAAACCAAGGCTAGCATGGCCATGCAGGTCTTGGCTTGATTGATGCAGAGTGAATGGGGCGTTGCCCTAGACTTCGCCCCATCACAATTCTTCTAGGGAGAATACTATGCAAAAATATGTAAATGGAAGAAGAACGGCGGAATGGGAAAAAACATACCGCAATTTTCCAGAATGTAAGAAGCGCCGTAAAGAACAACAGGAAATGTTGAAAGTCGAAGTTCTTGCACATTATGGGGTAAATAATACTCCTAACTGTGTCTGGCCCGGATGCACCGTTGACGACGTAGATATGTTGTCTCTTGACCATATTAACGGTGGAGGGACGCAGCATCGTAAAAGTGGTGGTTGTAACGGTGGAGTTATTTTTTATAGAAAATTGCGTCGTGCTGGCTATCCAGACGGATACCAGACGATGTGTTTCAATCATCAATGGAAGAAGCAGTTAATGCTCCTCCGGGAGCGTAGTTAAAATCTGAAAGTACCCGCAGAATGGCGGGAGAGGAGAGTATTATGGCTACAGAGAAAAATATTTCTGTGACCGCGCAAGACCAGATCGACCAGTTGGCAATTGAATCTGCGCAACTTGAGAAAGAATTGGCAAAAGCGAAGTTGGAAGCGCAGATGCTTGAACTGGAAGATTTGAAGGCACGCAATGCAGAATCGAAGCAGCGCCGGGAGGCGTTGCGCGTCAAGTTGCAAAACGCCCTTGAATCTGACGCCAGACGGCGTGAGAACGAGGCGCGAAAACAGGAGTGGTGCAATCACTCACAGGGTGGAGAAGGTCTTGAGGGGCTGTATCAAGGTGAAGGCGTTCAGACTACTTTCCAATTAGAGACTGACAGCCTTGGTAAGCAAAGCTACCGATGCATCCGTTGCGAAAAGACGGTTGCTCAGGCAGATGACCCGGTGGAGTTCGCTCGCATTAAGAAGCTCCCTCACAGGGGCCTACGGGGTCCTGTTCCTGTGCTGTTCAAGTTTACCGACGCTCGTGGAAACACGGTCGCGGTAGCCTCGGGCACACTCACTCCTGTCGCTGCGTGATTGCCTTACTACAGCCCCCCATGTGAAGAGCATGGGGTTAGAGGGGGCTACGTGAGTGGCCTCCCTTATGATCTTCGCAGGCAGGAGCACCATGGGCAATAGCACTACGCGACTTCAAGATTGCTTGGACTACTGCCAGAGCCTTGCTGACCTAAACAGCGTCATTCCGGTTTCTGGCTACTCAGTCAAGCGTGTTCTACTCACCGCTAACGCTGTCATGAAGAAGTTCCTTTCCTCAGCGTTGAAGTGGTCCTTCAATCGAAAAATCTTTCCCATTGGCATTACGAACTCGTGGCAACAAGACTACGCCACAAATCTAGTTGATGTGGCCTTCCTTCAAGACGGCTACCTGCTAGAGATCAACAACACAGCGAATCCTCGCCCGATCTGGCCCTTGGAAGTGGCGCAGAATATCTCTGAGACAACCCACCAGTACGGTCGGCCCGGTCAACTCGGCGTCATGCTGAATAGGGACCTTCAGTACGCGACATGGGGTGCTAGCGGAGAAGGCACGGGTAATACTATGAACCCGCAGCCTCTACAGGTTATTGCCTCCCCTGTCGGTGTGCTAATCACCCCTGCTAATCCTTGGCTTCAAATTCGGGACAACAACGGCAATTTGTGGATGTTGACTACTTTTGGAACAACCGGTGTACTTGGTCCGGCTGATCCTTCATGGCCTTCCACAGTTGTCTTTCCTTCCTTCGACAAGCCCAGTGTTACGCCTACTGTGGCTATAGACGGCTCATGCAAGTGGACTGCCATCAACCCTAACAATTTTGGATTCAGACTTTCTCCGCTGCCTCCGCAGACCGGCGTGCCTTATCAAATCTTTCCAATTTGGCAGATGCGGCCTCCGATGTTTACGGCTCTATCTCAGACGATTGAACCTATCCCGGATGACTATGCGCTGTCTTTCATGGAAGGAATGGTTGCCCATTTCTATGGCATGTCGCCGGACCCGAAAATTCGCCAGAAGCATATCGACGCAGTTGCATTGTGGGAGAAGTCTTTGCTTGATTCAAAGAAGTCCCAAGATCGGACCCGTGACAGTGCGATAATGTTTCCAGCAACTTCAGTCATGGCTTCAGGAGATGTTTATTTTCCAAACCCGGCAATGCCCTACGGCCCAAGTTACTGATATGCCCTCGCAGAAATGAACAGGAAGGATAGTATGCTAGACAAAGTTGTGCAAGAAATGCGAAAAATTTATGGCTTGACGTGGCCTACCCTGATTGTCTTTTCAATCACTGTGTTGTTAATTGCAGTAGCAGTTTACAAGCTGTATGCAATGGCGATAGCGCAGATGGGTCAGTAAGACATGACTATGACCGTGAACGGCGTCAGATTTCGTTTAGGAGAATTGCATTGGGAAGACGCATTCGGTGTCATGCGTTCCGAACTGCCCAAGTTTAGCGTTTTGCGCAGAGGTGCGCCGCAGGGACGAATCATTAAAACGGCTGGCTGGGTTGCTAAGATAGGACGATATTGGCTGGTGCTTACTGAGCATGGGGCTGGTCCTGATATTTATGATTTTACTCTTGTGCCTGTGCGCCCAAAAGTGATAGCAAAATGGTCAGGAAAGAATAAATAAACTCATGCTTACAAAACTCAAAGCAATGCTAGTAAAACTTTGGGCACATCTGTTGCACCCTCCTCCGTCCAACTTGATTTTTTACACCCTAATCATCACTACGTTTTATCTGTTGTGGCAGGTTGAGATGCAGGGAAGGCTAATCAGCATTCAGTACAATCTCATCGAATGGCTCGTCACACATGGGATATTCATAGTTAGGATACCATCAAGATGATCACGATAACAAACGGACGATTTCAATACCCGGACGGCTCCCCGATTGCTGGCGGGACAGTGTTGTTTGAATTGTCAGAAGACGACCAAGAGCTTGTGACGCCGGGGCGCGTCGTGTTTCTACCACCAGTAAGCAAGCCATCGGCGGAGGAATGATGGCGGAGTCAAAAGGGCTGGGCGATACGGTTGCGAAGGTTACGACGGTCTTAGGTATTCCGCCTTGTCCAGGATGTACGAAGCGGCAAAAGTGGCTGAACCGAGTATTTCCGTACAGGAGTCCGAATATGGTTAAAACAGCAGTTCCACTGATTCCGGCAAAGATTGTTACCCAGGTAGCAGACGTGCTAGCGGGATGTGTATTTATCCCGACACCACAGCCGATTGTCCTCGGTTGTCCGGTTTGCGGCGTGAAGTTGGAAGTTCTACAAAGACCAGTAATGAAAACGACTACCATAACTATTCCCGGAGTTTTAACTTTTTCTTGTGGTTGGAAAGGTATGTTAGTGCGTGGAGAATGGGTGAAGTGGAATGCCGACTAACCTTTTACCTGCGATTGACGATGCCAACTGGGACTATATCAACCTAACTATAGTTGTTGGTGGCGCTCCCGACGGCTCGAACGCTTTTAGATTCGATGCTTGGACGGAGGGTCCCTTTGTTGACGCGCAATTTAATCTGAAAAATCAGTTAACCCTCGACATCACGAAGCCCTTTTGTCTTTTGTTGTACATCGATACAAGTCATTACGTTTTCAGCACAGAAGACAATTTCCTTGGTTTCACACTTTATTCTGGTGGTTTGACAACGGGTGTTCCGTTTACACTTGTCGAACCCGACAACGGTGTAATCATCTTTTATAGTGGTCCTGGTTTACTAGTGGCGGACCAACCTTTCTATAAGGGAAATGTATGCGGACCCAAGACGGGTACGGTTGGTTGGTATAGTGTTCCCATCTACCCCCAGCAGAGCCCTTGCGGTGTAGGCGGCGACATGTACGATACGCCTGGTTATGAAACATCCAATCCAGACACCGGATACTTACTAATCTCGAATGTCACTCTTTATCAGGCGGCAGATTGTTCGGGCACTACTGGATGTTCACTGAATTGCAACGCGATTGCACTTGAGCTTAATACTTCCTGTTTTGGCTAAGGGTTAATATGGCGTACATAGGATTCGTTTTTAATCATATACCGGTGGTGGTAGACCCCGACCTGCCCTATTGTTTCTCGGTCTACATGAACTTTGACAACTACACACCCGGTTCTGAATTAACCGTAAGTGCTCAGTGCGATAACCTGGAAAAGACTTGGCCCATTGATGAGCCGTTTCACGGGACGGGCTGGTACGCGGTAGGTGCGGGAATACTTGGTGGCAGCACCCCAGGAGTAGTGAACGAGATTCTGTTGTCAGCTAGCGATGAGGGTGGGGCAGGGACACTTTTAGTTTCGCATCCGACGCTCTATCAAGCTAGTGACTGTTCGATTATACTTTCTACACCCGCAGGATACCTGCCAGATTTGCCCTCTTCTAATTTATTACCACCCTTTTCTTCCAATATTGAGAGTGCTAACACGACGCCTCCAGGACCATATGGTCCCCTTTGGGAATGGAGTATGTGCGGGGATTATCTTGATTGTTGCGGAGAGTGTTTGGCACCACTTCCTCCCGTTAGTCAGCGTATTATTGTACGTAAAGTTACGAGTCCATCAGGTTCACCACAAAGTTTTACATTCACACCCAGTTGGGGCACCCCCTTTGCATTAACTGACGGCGAATCGAATGACAGTGGGACGCTTGAGCCGGGAACCTATTCGGTAGTGGAAGCACCTATCACCGGATGGGAAACTACCGTCAGCCAAGATCCCTCTACAATCGTACTGCGTACCGGGGAAACCGTCACCATCACGTTTTTCAACTCGACTATTCCTCTAGCTGGAGGGTGGGTCTGCGCGAATGTTCCGATCAAGTTTACGTTGGACAGCAGCGGCAATGTTCCGTCGGGGTCGAAAATTTGGTCGAATGCTGAGTTAGTGCAAGGTCCGTTTGATAAAGTAACGCAGCGGGGAACGTATTACACTGTCAAGGTGTTTGATGCAAACGGTCTTCCGGTGTCTGGATTCCCAGTGGTTTGGATTTTTACGAACCTTACTGGAGACATACAGGACTTGAGTGGGATGGTAAACCAGGTAAGTAGCGTTTAAAGGGTTGTGGGGAGGGATGACGAATGATAGGGATTTATGGAGGCAACTTTCAGTTCTTCAACGGAGCGGTGGTTGCCAACGGAACATTAACGTTGCAGCTTTCGTGGGACTCATCAGAATCCGTAACTACACCGGGCGGTATTGTTGTGTCCGCTGAGAGGGTCTCATATACGCTTGACCTGACCGGCAACCTTCCACTTACGCAAATTTGGTCTAACGCCGAGTTGTCTGTGCCAACTTATTATGTGGTGAACGTGTACGACAAGAATGGCGTGCCTGTATTCAAAGCTCCTTTCATTTGGGTGTTCCTCGTAACGACTGGAGGAACGGTTGATATTGGAACCTTACCGAACCAAAGCGGGGA